ACGTGATTAGAACAGAAAGAGTTTACCGTGCGTTGCCTGATAGAGAAGATTTTGAAGATTTGAATGAGCAAACACTAGATGAACGTCTTCCTCAAGCTCTAAGAGATGGAGGATATGGATCTGAAGCGGGAAATATGCAAGATTTTGTAGATAATGACAAAATAGCAAGAGATGAGCGTTATGATTTACACTCTGAACCAGTAGAAGTGTCAACTTCAGGTAAAAAGCTCAATAAATTCCCTAAAGAAGAGGTTAGAACTGTAAAAGGCACATTCTATGATCTACCATGTGCGTCTAAGTACACTAAATACCTACTAAGACAGTACATACCTGATCCTAGAGTAAGTGTTAACCTCAATGTTACACTTAGTTGGGAACCACTTGTAGCTAAGGGGTGCGGAGATGAACAACAAAGTGGATGTTTTGGTACATCTGGAGCACCTGCTGATACTGGAAACATAACTTATTCCTCAAATTTCTCAGGACCTTACGGACCTGGTTGTAAATCATGGAGTGCAAGCGGAACTTATAAGATCTATAATGATCTAACTAACAGTGGGTATCTATTTGGAGTGTCATGCGACAAGTTTGGCAATCCATTTGACTTTAAATGTACATAGGAGTATAATGGGAGTACCAGCAGCAATCTATAGGGGTAACTGTTCTGGACATGGTGTTGCCATTTCTGGTCACATTCATGGATGGTATGGTTGCGGTACTACATGCTTAACAGCAAGTACTAAACCTGTTGCTACTAAGAACAGTGTGTGTCTTTGGCCTCCTACTGTTCTAGCACCCGCAGGTCCTTACCTTCGGACTGTTCTTATTAATGGTATTATGCCTATCCTTGATAAGGATGTATTAACAGTTCATAGATCTTCCAGCACTAACATTATTATGGTCGGTCCTTGTGGTAAAACACCACCTAGACCTAAAACATGTAATTGTAGTATGTTGACCACAGAAGATAGTAAAGGAATAGGGCATACTAGAATAATGCATGCAAAAACTAAGACAGTCTATGCACAAGCATTAGCAATGGGTAAAGTAGGGGATCAACTGGGTCCTCCATGTTTATCCGTTATTTCCCAAGGTTCACCTAATGTAATGATCGGTCCTTAATTATGGCACTTTATAACAACACACAAAAGCAGAAAGCAAAACCAAAAATGACTAGACAGGGTTGTTCTCAGAACACTAAGTACTCTGCAAGCTCTCGTAACGGAGCAAAAAAGAAATATCGTGGGCAAGGTCGCTAAATAGTAGTTGTAGATAATGAAACTGTGACATATCAAGCGTTACCAGACGGATTGTTCGTTTCTGACAGTCCTATAGCTGGTCAGGGGATATTCACACGTAAACCTCTGAAAGTTGGAACTGAATTGGGTATTTCCCATGTCTTAGATGGGAAAGACATGTATAGAACACCTTTAGGTGGATTCATTAATCATAGTGAGCTTCCTAATTGTGAAAAATACAGAGTTGGAATGAAGTATTATGTAAAGGTGATATCACCTATTGAACCAATGGAGGAATTGACACTAAAATATACTTTCTATAAAGTCTAGTGGCATTAAAGGAATTAACTTCAAGAAATTTAAAGGTCTCTCGTAATTTTAAGGATTTGGCAAATTCATTTGCTAAAAATCCTGTTACGAAAGACCTTATTGTTTTGAAGGATACTGCTGCTATTAGACAAGCGATGAAAAACTTGGTTTTAACTTCACCAGGAGAGAAATTATTCCAATCAGACGTTGGTTCTAAAACTTATCAATTACTTTTTGAACCACTAGACCCTTTTACTGTAGATACACTAAAAGATGAAATAGTTCAGACCCTTAAGAACTTTGAACCTAGAATTGAGATATTGACTGTAGATGTTGCAGCAGTTGATGATTATCATGAATTGAGGGTGGATGTTGAATATCGTATTATAGGACAACCTCTAGTCCAAACAGTAGACTTCATTTTACAGCGAGCAGAATAGGATGCTACCAAATAATTTAACACAGATGGATTTTGATTCCATCAAAGCATCAATCAAAGATTATCTTAGGACTCGTTCAGAGTTCACCGATTATGACTTTGAAGGATCTACTTTAGCGTATCTTGTTGACGTTCTTGCCTATAACACGTATTATACAGCATTTAATGCTAATATGGCAGTCAATGAGACATTCCTATCTTCTTCTACAATTAGGGATAACGTTGTAAGTATAGCAAAGGCATTAAACTATACTCCAAGGTCTTCTAGGGCAGCAAAAGCATGTATTACGTTCAGTGTTCAGACAGATTTGTATAATGAAGCATATCCTCAGTATGTAAGTCTTAAAAAGGGTATTGTAGCTACTGGTGGTGCATATTCATTTAATGTTCTTGAGGATGTTAATACTACTACCGATAATACAGGTAAAGCGACCTTCAATAAGGTTGTAATTTATGAAGGAAGTATGTTAACCTATCAATATGTGGTTTCATCTTTCAAAAAACAGAAATATTTGATTCCTACTGATAAAGCAGATACAGATACACTCAGGATTACTGTAAAACCTAATGCTCAGTCAACTCAAGAGGATGTATACGTCTTGGGTGCTGATGTAACTGGTATTAAAGCAGATTCTAGGGTTTACTTCCTTAGTGAGACTGAAGATCAGAGATATGAGATCACTTTTGGTGATGGAGTCATTGGAAGGAAACTTCAAGACGGTGAAGTTATCAATTTATCATATATTAAGAGTAAAGAAGCAGCAGCAAATGATATTCAAACCTTTGATTTTGTTGGAGAAGTAGAAGATCAGTATAGTAGGGCTATTGAAGGCATAACAGGCGATTTATTGGTCAATGAAAGGTCTCAATTTGGAGATGTGCCTGAATCTATTGAATCCATCAAATACACTGCTCCTAGGGACTATACAACCCAACTCAGGGCAGTTACTGCACAAGATT